AATGTGTCTGTTACAGTGTGTTCTTCAACTGCTTCAACGGCTTCAACAGCCTCAGAAATTAAGGTTTGCTCAGTACGTTCTGGCTCAACTTCATTACCATCTTCGTCTAGTACAGCAGGAATAATAACTTCTTCGTACACAGCATCTTGAGCTTCTACAGCTTCAACAGCAGGGATAACACGCTTTTCTTCCCACCATGTAGTTGAGATAAACATGGCGTATCTGCCAGCGTCTAAGCCCTCAGCTTCAAAGGCCGCTTTCAAGTCTTGGGCAATGATACCGAAGTGAATACGAGCATCATCACCTTTTTCTTCAACAGCATCTTTCCAACGGAACTTACGCATTAGTCCTTTACAGGCTATAGCGACACGTTGTTCAGCATCAGATAGTTCTTCAATATCTTGCTTTTCGTTGCGGTCAGAAGTCTGGATAGAGCCGTTGGTGGCGTATATGTCATCGAAACGGCCTGAACCTATGTTACCCAAATCAATTTGGTTATCCGCATAAGTGCCATTTCTAAAGGGTACTACCTGATTTGGCGCAAACTGCAACCCACTAGATGATGCTCCAGAACCTTGCATATAGGTTCTGCCACTCAACGTACCAATACTACCAACAGTGCTGCCATCCTTGCGGAGTGTAATAAGTGTTCCGTCTGAGGATTTCCTGTTAATCTCAACAGGTGTATTACCATCTCTCGTAACACCAATGAATCCACCATATGAACCAGAGGAAATAGCAACACCCTCAGAGTTATCCCCAGCTGGGTTACTTACAGTAGTACCAACAAGTACATTACCGCTACTATCCACCCTGAGTCGCTCGGAGTTGTTAGTTCTAAGTGCAATATGACTATTAGCCCATTGCGTCAGCCCATGTGCTGAAGTTGAGTAAATGCCTGCGTAATTAGTACCCCCGTGACGCAAAGTTATGTCCGCACCTGAGCTTCCGTCAAGTATCTCACTGCCCCAGCCACTTGCGTTATTGATATGCAATTTAGCACTAGGCGAGCTAATCCCAATACCTACGTTGTTACCTAAAGGATTAATAGATAAAGGTTGGCTACTGAAAGTTTGAATCCATTTGTAACCACCAGTAGTTCCGTAATCACCTATGCCAATTCCATTACCAGTAGGTGCGACATTTCCTTGTATATTTGTATTACCGTTTACATCTAAAAGAAACTGAGGTGTTTTACCTATACCCAAGCTCTCAGCACTAGCATCCCAGAAGAACTTAGCAGTTGTGCCTGTGTCCTCGTAGAAGCTGATGTCATTGCTAAAGTCAAACTTCATTATGTTCTTGTTATTGAACTGAAACGTGCCTGTTCCAGAGCCGCCCGACGCTTGTATAGAAACTCCGTAAGCGCCGTCATTTTGCGGAAGGATGTCTAAAGTTGCAGTCCTTGTTCCCGAAGTTAATGTGTTTTTAACAGTACCTTTAACATCAGTAGTATTGTTCTCAACACTAAGCCCATCCATCGTGGCTGTGCCTGATACGTCTACGCCAGAAGAAGTAGTGGCAAGCTTTGCGTTTCCTGCATGATATATGGTTGAAGCTCCACCAGAAGTGCCTTCAAAATAGTTAGAGCCACTATTGCTTTCTAAAACAACATTACTTTCACCACGAAGGAAAAGAACACCAGAGCCTACATCTGCAATATAGCTATGTGTTCCATCATGATAAATCTGTAGATCATCAGACGCACCGAACTTAGCCTTACCATTGTCAGCTAGAGATAGGTCTCCTGTAATATCTACACCAGTAGAAGTGGTCTTTAGCTTGGTAGAGCCAGTGTGCTTTAGAGTAGCAGCGCCAGACTTGCCCTCTATGTCATCAATCTTGCTATCTAGCGTATCTAAGTTAGTGTTTAACTTAGTACCCCAAGTATCGTCAGAAGCACCCACCTCTGGCTTAGTCAAAGAATAGTTTGTAGTGTTAGTGTCAGCCATTTGTGAGACCTCTTAGTTGGTATAACCCAATTATACTATATTTACCCAAGATTCTGTATCTTGTGTTAAATTGTTCCAATTCTGCTCATCTTTTGCTATCTCAGCATAAGATTGCTCGTCTTTTGCTTGCTCTACCCAAGCCTGTAAATCTACTACCTTGTCTGACCATGATTGGTCATCTTTATCAATAGATTCGTACCTATAGCGTATGTTTCCATTAGGAATAATACTGATACTAGAAGCACCAACACCATCAAATATACGCAAAACATCACTGCTAGTAGTGAACTCAATACTAGAGTTACCACCAATACCAGCAACAACATTAGCAACTCCATTTGTTGTAACCTCTATACTAACAGAGCCATCACCTAACTTGATACCAGTAGCACTACCCTCAGTCTCTACTGTAGCAACAGCAGCACCACCAGATAAGCGTACACCAAGCAGATCGCCATAGGTACTGATAGATATGCTAGAGCTACCATCAGGCAATGCAATTAGCTGACCTTCTCCTGCTGTCGATAACGTGATACTTGATTGACCTGTACCACCATTTACCAACAACGTACTACCAGAAGTAGTAACACTGATACTAGCTGTAGAAGTAATACCTTCTATCAGGTCAGAATCAGCAGAAGTGCTAACGGATACACTACTACTTGCAGACGCATCTACATAGTTCTCAGAGCCATAAGAAGCTACGCCATATAGCGCAGCACCATATCCGTTATTTACTGGCATATTAAGCTACTGTAATGTCTAGCTCACCAGCATTGAAGCGTAGTGTGTCACCAGATGCAACAGTCTTGGATGCAGTCAAAGTGCCATAACAAAGCATATTGCCACCACTTACAGCATCAGAGATAGCAAAGTGTGTAACAGTACCCCAAGAGCCAGTAGCCTTTGGGAACTCGACATTTGCAGTATTGCTTGCAGTGTCACCTGTTACAGTAAATGCCATAGACTGACGAGCATAAGAGCCACCAGATACCTCAGTACCAGCGCCAGTGTCATTAGGTGCAGTTTTGTATAGACCTACATACAAAGTAGTAGGAGCAGTATATGCTGTGCCGCCAAAGACGTGACCAGCAATCTTGTTTTCCAAGTAGTTAGTAGCTTGGCTCATATTAGTAACCTCTAATAGTCATTTTAAGGCCGCTACCACTAGCAACCGATTTCCTGCTGTTGCGGTTAGCACGATCAACCGCAGCACGATATAGAGCTGCCCAACGCTGCTCCATCTCAGTATCCATTAAGTACATACCAGCTTGTAGTAGTGTACCATAAAGGTATATATCTGGGTATTTAGTCAGAACCCAGTTAGTTGTATTTGAGTCAGACAATGCACCAGCATCAGCAAAGTAAGCAAGGTCAGCAGAATAGTTACCATCAGGAGTAGGGTATAGCTCTAACTGGCCTGCATTGTGAGTGTAGAACTCAGGAGCGCCAGAGGCATCTTCGTTAGCTGCTCTCATGCTTTGCATTTGTGCGCGTGACAAGTAACGCATATCACCTGTACCGCCAGCATTAGTATGTATTCGTATTGTCTCTACCCAGTCACTAGGTAAGCCAATAAACTGACCATCTAACGTAGTCTCTGCTCGCTTCTCACCACGCCAATGACGTAACTCATCGCTAATAAAAGACTCTGCTAGTCGGATAAAGTCTGGAATCTGTGTGTCCAAGTCATCACGATTTAACCAACCAGATACCGAACTCTTTAATTCTGTGTAATTAGTAATAGCCATGTTACTGCCCTATTGATCCATGTTTTTCTTTGGCATACTGCATAGATAATCTATATAAATCTTCCATGCTTAGTCTGCCTACATTGGCATCGTATGCTTCAACCCCTGCTATATTCTCGTAGTAGTCTTGTATAGAGTCCTGTGGACGCTCATCATAATCACGAGACTGGTAATGACGAGCCATACGCATAAGAGAATCTTTTGGGAATCCTCTTGCTGCTGCATCATAGCCGCCAGCAAAATTAATTGCCATATCCATAATAGATCTATCTGTACGCTTGTCATCAGGGTTCATGCGCTTATAGTAATTAGAGAAATGCTCAGGGAAGCCACCATGCTTTGCTGACTCTAACGGACGCTTGATAACTTCCTGCAACTGCATATCAGAAAGATACTGTAATAAACCATAGTCTTTGAAAGGATCTTGTTGCATAGTAACCTCTATGGCATCAGCTCTAAAGCCATACCTAATTTATCCATAGCGTCTGCTTCTTCACCATAAGCCCAGCGATTCAAGACATTAGGAGTAGACTCAAACAGAGACCCTATTGGTGTATCAATAGAGCCTAGTAAACCAGCAGCACGTTGCAGTCTTGGGTTTCTAGCAGCTTGTATACTACCTACATCCCTAGTATCTGTTGCGGCTATCTGCGCTGCTCTGGCATCATCAGGACTCAAGGCGTACATAGCAAGTAAACCTGATCCAGTTGTAGGTAGGAATCTGGATGCTAGTATGCTAGAAGATGCTTGTTTTGTTGGGTCAAATTGAGCGTACTTTGATCGAATGTTTTTAGGGTCAAATACAATAGTATGAATTGTATCAGGATCTACTTCCATGCCCCTAAAAATGTCACCTTTATGCTTAATGCTATCAAAGCCTGCATCCTCTACAGCTTGTCTATATACTTCATTATTGATAAGCCGACCCATATCGTCATCAGCGTACCATTGTGTAGAGCGCATAATATCATCTAGCTTTGTTGCGGTTATACCATCAAAATCTTGAGCAGTCATAACAATATTTTCAATTAACTCATCAGACTCAAACCCATAATCATCTGCCTGACGCTGCAAAGATGATATAAAATCAACAAGCTCTCCTTGCGGATCTTCATACGACATAGCATCATGGTAACGCTCGTCAACAAGCTCCTCTATAGCATCCTCAAAAGCATCATCATCTTCATAGTCAGCTCTATCTATCTCATCTCTGATCTCATCAGCTAAGTCATCCCTATCAGGCAGGTCTCGCTCATAACGCATAAACGTGTCATCGTTTGTGCCTAAATCATAAGTCTTGCCTGTTTTTAGCTTTACAGGGTACATAGAACCTAGATTGTCGCCAGCAAGCTCTTTTGTAGCAACCCTACGTTTAAAGTTATCAAAAACTTCAGAATTACCAGAAGCTATTTTCTCTGCTTCTTTTTTGCTCATTTCTGGGTAAGATTCAAGAAGATCATCAATCTCGTATCCATCAAGCATTGAATCAAGCTCATCCATCCTTTGCTCAATCCTGCTTGTAAGGTCTGGCCCCATGCCAGCATAATGTCTGCTAGCGTCATCAGCACTACTCGTAAAATAATGAGAAGCGCCAAAGTGACCCTCTGGATTTAAGGTTTGAGCTAAACTAAAATCTTCTATATTGTAGGTTGATCCGTGAAAAGCATCATCATCAAATGACATAAGGCCAGCATCACGCATTCTTTCTTGTGTCGGCTTTATAGGCTGATCTAACAAGCCCTTGACTGCCTTCTTTCCACCTTTTGCGCCTGCGCTAAGTAAACCCATGATACAACCTAACAAATTAAATTAGGTCAATTATACCACGCCTTTAAGTCCTCGCCTAATAGGTCTGCGCTGACGATTACCATGTCTGCCTAAGTCGCCTGAAGTAAATGCCTGTGCCATCTGTCTGAGTGCGTCAGCAGCCTCAGAATGACCTTCAGACTTATCAGGCACATGACTCCATCTCTGCTCACTATTAGACCACTTACGTCTATATGATTTGAGATGATCTAAGCCAGCAGCACAGGATACATCATCAATGTAGATATATGGGAACATATCAGAAGTTTGTTGAATACCCCAGTTAAGCTCTGGGATACGGGGAACTATGTGCCACTTAGCACTAGGCATAAGCTCTTTAAGCATCTGTCTAGGTGACTTGTTACTATTCTGGCCCTGTCGTGTGTGGTCAGCATCATGTGGCAAGTACATATCCTCATAGATAAGGTCTAATGACTTTAACCACTTAACAGCATGATTGTATGGCTCACCCCATGACTCATAAAAGTGTATGCAGCGAAACTCCATGCCTACCTTTTGCACTACCCAGATAGCAGTACCATCACTGTTACCTATATCCCAGAACGTCATACAAGGCTGTGACTCAACAACTGGCATACTACCTATACGACCATCAGCATAAGACTTATTAATCTCTCGTAGCCAAAATGCGCCTTCTGGGAACTCTAGGAAGTCACCTTCCCAAACATGACCATAGGTATCTGGTCTGCGCTCTAAGTCCTCTTTACGCTCTTGATCTAGTACATCAGGAAACCAAGGGTTATCAGACCAGTTTACTTTTACTATCTTACTATTCTCAGGAGCTTCTAAACGGAATCGCTGGTGCGTAGCTGAATCCTTTTTCTCTGGATTCCATGTTACCCATATCTCTGAGCCTTCTTCACGCACAGTAGGTACTAGCTTACGCCATGCAGACTCAGATACGCTCTCTGCTTCGTCTACCCAGCATAGGAGTAACTTAGCCTTAGACTTGATGCTATCAAGGTTATGACGTAATCCAGCAAAGACGTATTTGATGTTGCCGTCCTTACTACGTATATAACGCTCACCAATCTCATAGTAATCTTCTAGCCAGTCTACAGATCGAATGGCTGATTTTACTTCTTCTAGTGAGGATTCGTCTAGGGAGTTAAGATGTTCACGAGCGCATAGTATCTGACCAGAGATACCAGACTTACCATAACGATAACCCTCTACAGCAGTCATCAGTGCAAAGGATCTAGTCTTACCTGATCCACGACCACCCCATGAGCCTCTGTATCGAGCTTCGCCCTTAAATACAGGTACTAGCTTTGGTGGTAGCTTAATCTGAGCTGACGGCACTATCGCCCTCGTATGCTACCAGTTCTATCTTGGTAGGCGCTATAGGTGTCATTGTGCCATCACTAGACTTATTGTCTACCTCAGTCTTATCAGATAGGCCGTGATTGTGTAATACCAGCTTGGCTATAGTAGAGTTATAGTCACCTGTTAAGCCGCCATCAAGAGCCTTTACGAACTGTATATGCTTAATAGTCTCTAACGTACCAAGAAATTCAGGAAACTTTGCCGACCAATTGTCGATAGTTACATCTGAAACTTTTAGATAAAGGGCTAGTCCCTGCTTACTGGGAATGGCAGTTGGGTAATCTTCAAGGTATGCTTCAGCCTTTGCTTGCATATCCTCATCGTACTTTGTAGGTCTACCTGCTGGCATATCAATCTCCACTAGGGGTCGATCAATTAATCATATGTTATATTTTAACATTAAATTGCACAAACTGGTAATACTATTACAGACAGCAAGCCTAAACCTACTGCCTGTATTGTTTGTGTTTAGTGAATAGGCTCAAGACTAGCATAGTAAGAGTCAAGTAAATCTATCTTAGCTATCTCTAGTGCGCCCATTGCAGCAGCAATATCTACAATATAACCACCACTCTCTATAGCACCATCTTCACGCATTGCTACTAACAAAAACTCTGTCCTGTCATCTCCATCAGTTGCATCATGCTCATCAGCCAACATTCGTAAACGCTGACTAATAGAGCTGCTCGTATCACCAATTTTAGTTACACTCATACAGTTCCCCATGATGGTTTACAAAGCCCCATCTTGGCTTCTAAATTCTTCTTGCGCTCCCTAGCCTCTTTATATTTACGCCAGTCAGATAGTGATACGTGTTTATCTTTCTTAGCTTCTTCTTCATACATGGCTACAATAAACCTGTCTTTAATTAGTCTATTCTTTTCGTGCCTGCTGACGTACTGGTCTGGCTTATCAAACTTCTTCTTGTCTACTACACCACGATACTCAAGCTCTTTGATTATCTGTGCATAGGTGCAACCATGTCGGCAATGATACAGTACATCGTGTTTCTTGCCTTTAGATAATGTAAACCTATCATCACCACCACAACAAGGGCAAGCGCCTGCATATGTTCTACCTCTGCGCTTCATACCTAATTGTTCTGCTATACGTTCAATCATTTTAATCTCCTTTTGTTTTTTTCTAACTGATATATGTAAGTGTATTTACCAGCAGTTTTTTTATAGTAAGCATCACCACTATCTAAAGCGTCTTTGATACGTTTTGCAAATGGCTTTAGCTGACCCTTATACTTTGTTCTAATGGCCTTATCATGGTATTGCTTTCCATTGTATATAATGACCTTTGCACCAGCAACCTCACCAACCATTGTAAAGTTACTTGCTTTGTATATTGTGCCATTGTGACCATACTCCTTATCAGCATACGACACCACAATACCTTTCATCCAATCAGACTCTAACAGTTTTAAAGACCTTCCTATAAAATAACTTTCAGTATTTTTAGGTGTATCATCTACACAACACAATCTTCTTAGCTCTATTACATTTTCAGGATTATCAGAAAATCGCTTCCATTGATTAGCCATAGCCATGCGGCCATAAAACAATGCGCCTTTCATCTCTCCTATAGTGTCATACAAAGCATAACAGAAGTCTGATATACAGCCATTAATATTGCCAGAATAGTGATTACTTTCTATAAATGAACTTACGTCCTGCCTAGATACCCTTTGCACTGTCCAGTCACGCAAACTCATGCTGCTCTCCTTTTTGCATTTCTAATATTCTGACTGGTAATAAACTTTAGCACTTCATCGCTTATACCATTACTTATAGTATGTGCTTTTACCTTGTTAGGCCAAACGCTAAATCTATCTCTGTATTTATGCGCTGCCCAACCCTGACTATAACCCTTGATTGAAGCATAAGCCATAAGTTCTGAGTAAAATTGCGACTTTTCTTCCATGCTTGTTTTTCTGTTACGCTTTTGGCTGGCAGTAAGCTCTACTAGCATCTCATCTGTAGACTCTAGCTGCTGACTTACAGGTATCTCGTAACCACAAGCACAACGTAATCCTACAAAGTGGCCATGACATTGTGGACATTCTTTTACATTAGGTTCTTTGTCTTTGTCTTTTGTAAGCGACTTTTCATTGTAACGCTTATCGCCATCATCTAGCTCATCAGGTACAACGTCCTCTGCAAAACCTAACTTAGATGTATTACCAGCATGATCTAAGATTACAGCGTAGTCTTTATCTTTATGAGACCTGATAACTCGACCTACGCGCTGCACCCATGTGATAAGACTCTTGGTAGGGTAGCAGTCAATCATACATGATACCTTTGGAGCATCATAACCAGTGTTAAGCAACTGTGAGCATGACAGGATCATAAACTCGCCATTGTCGTGCGCTTTATACAGCATCTGACGTTCTTCCTGATCCATATAGCCATCTATGTGTTCAGCAGCTATACCAGCCTCGTTAAACTGTCGCACAAGCTCTTTACTGTGCTTAATGCTAGGAGTAAATGCAATTGTCTGTCTGCCTTCGCCATAACGCTGCCAGTTCTTAATGATGTCTCCTGTGAGCTTATCGTCTTTCTCTATGTTACTAGCCAAGCTCTTTGGATCGTAGTCTGTACCGCCAGTTGGTAATGCCTTAGTCTTTACACCAGATAGATTAACCTTTGCTCCGCCATAGTATTTAGCTTTTGCTAAGTAGGTCTGGTCTTGTAGCTGTCGTGTAGTGATTGGCACTAGTAGATCATCAAAGTATTTACCTAGACCCTTACTGTAAGGTGTGGCTGATAAGCCAATAAACGGAATGTTGTTGTATGCATTCATCATAGCAATGTGAGCCTTATACAACACTTGGCATTCATCAATGATGCAGACGTCAAATACAGGCATCTTTGGCTTTTTAGCTAGTGTTTGTATAGATGCTATCTGTACAGGAGCAGAGTAACGAGTTCGCTCATGCTTACCCTGAATAACACCAACTTCTATACCGAAAGAGTCAAAGGCTTCTAGTGATTGCTGTACTAACTTAATTCGATCACAGACAAACAATACTCGCTTGCCCTTTGCTACTGCTGATAATGCTAACCATGCTCCTACTATCGTTTTACCAAACCCTGTTGGTGCGGCTAATACTGGACGCTTGTTGCCTGCCTTTAGTGAGTGGCGCAGCATCTCAATAGCTCTTGTTTGATGTGGTCTTAGCTCAATCATTTTGCCACCCTAAACAATCTCTCAACCCCTTTTTTGTTGCCAGTATTGACAGTTAGACTTGATACTATTTCTTTTTCCCATACACACTCAAAATCACTAGGTGCGACATACTCACTAACAAATACAGTGTGACCCTTATTAGCCATATCTCGACACCATTGCCAAAACCCATCATGACTAAAACCGTCTTTATATGAAGTTGTGTTCTGATATGGTGGATCACAATAGATAATTGAGTTATGGGGTATAGATATGTCACTGTAGCTGCAACTATACAACGTAACACCTTGCAACTTTGGGCTTTGCTTTACAGCATTATTGTACGCCTCTCTAACGTAATCCCTTGGCTCTCCATTAGGTTTATTGCCTCGACACCAGCCACCCATAAACTTACCACCATAGCTTAATGCAAATGATGCGTATCCTTTATGATTGTAATCATCATTAGACCTTAACTCCTTGTACATATCTTCAGTAAATTGACTATTGTTTTTAGGCAAGTCATAAAGACAGTCTCGTATAGACACAAGCCCAGCAATAGCATATTTGTTAAGATCAAACCCATAGCGAATACCATCAACCTTATCAATCATATTACCACCACCTACAAACGGCTCAACCCACGCCTGACCATCTTTCCGATCTTTGAGGATAATTGGCAATATATGCTTTGCTATTCTCGTTTTACTACCCATGTACTTCATTTCTTCTTCTCCTGTTTATTTTAGGCAATAGTAGTCATTAGATGGTTAGGGACACCTATACCAACAAGTCTTCTATTACTCTAGTCTAATACGCCAATTTGCCGAATCGCTTCATCATTCCGTGATTGCTGCGACAAGCCCCTAATTGTGTCCACTGTCTCGGTTTGTACCTTGCGCCTGAGTTGCGGTTGGTCAGTCCCATCATACCTGTGGCGTATTACTATCGCGCGTTTAAAGCCATTGCGCTGGGCATAATGCTTGAGTTTTGGTCAGCACTGATTAACACCTTGGGTCAGGATGTCCCAAACAGTACCAACAAGAGTCAAAAAAATTGTGTTACAAGGTAACATTTGATAAACTTAGCACTGAGTCGGCTAGTCGAATTTTCTGTTCTCTTGTCGGCTGTTGCTGGGATTGCGTTCCCATCACCCGACTCACTTTATTCTATAGTCCCTGCCTGATTACGTCAAGCAGGGATTTTTTTTTACTTCGATTTTTTTTGACTGTCATCTTTTTTATCTGACTTTGGCTTATCCTTCTTACCAAAGATACGATCCCAGCCATCGTCATATTTCTTAGTAGGCGCTCTGCTTCGTAACGCATCACCTGTTGTTGGATTAGTAGTAGCCATAATAAACCTCTATAGTAAAACTTCTGAAATGACGATAGCCACTGGCGCTATAAAAGCACCAGCGAATACCATAAATAATAAAACATCAAACCATTCTACATCATTCACTGTCATCACCTATTAAATACATTACGCCTTGTGTGACTGCTAGGTAAAATGCAACGTGTCCCATTACGTCTACCCAGTGCTTCTGTGTGGCTGCTTCGCCTAAGTCAGTGTTAAAATACATCATAGTGCCTCCGTTACCATGTACATTAGAAATAGCCAGAAAAAAAACATACCAGCTAAACCAATTACCCAATCTTTTATTTTTTCTTTTGTAGTCATTTTATTCTCCTAAAAGTTAGTGACTATCTGTTGTACGCCTCTGGCGCGTTCTTGCTCTAACCATTCAAGATGAAAGGTCTCACAATCTTCAGGCTCTTTACCAGTAGATAACTCAAGCTCAAAAAGCCTATCACGCTCGATCCTAATAGCCTTCTTAATACTCATAAGGTCTGCTGGTATTCTTGCTTGCCAATTACGGCCTGTCATATCTGGCTTACTCATAACTCCTCCTATTAGTGTGGTAGCCTAAAGTTGGGTTTATCTGTTTCACGAGTCAAAGTTACCCAGCCCAAATCAATACTGTCTCTATCAAAACTGGCAGCAGGCGGCTCACGCTCTAGCCATTTAGTCATACCTTTATTGCCATAATAGTAAGCCTCTTTGCGACCAAACCAGTGTCCTGTTACTGATTCAGCGACTTGAATATAAGTACCCAAAACTGTGTGTCCGTGATAAAGGTTTGCTAATTTTGACATAACTGTATCTCCTAGAGCCGCACTAGGCGGCTCATAAATAAATTAATTAGTCTCTATCTCTTGGCATAACACTGTTGTAAGAGTAGGCTTTGATTCGGTCATCACCAGAACCCTCATTGGTGCATTTAATTCTTTTTTTAGTAAAGCCCATCACAACGCCAGAGCCATACACATTAGTTCCTTGACACTTTACCCAAACTTTTTGACCTATTTCGTATTGCATTTTTTCTCTCCGTTTATTTAACTTACAGGTATATAATAACAATACTATTAACTTAGTGCAACAACTTTATTAACTATTCTATTAACTTTTTCTTGTGTCGTAGTTTTCGAGAAAATATAGACTTAATTCTTTTATAGTAATCTATGTCAAATCTTCTGACTTCGTTATCGTTCTCAAGCGCCTCTACCTTGTCTAGCCCTATACGATCAATCAAACCTTTTCGATACTCTACAACATTGCCCGAAAGATGGCGGTTACAATGTACGCACTGGCTATGGCAGTTGTGCATATTAAAAGCCAAGTGGGAAGCTGATCCCCTACTTCTGTAATGGCCAGCGTCAACAGCCCCGCCATAACAATCACGCCAAGCCCTGCCGCAACTAATGCAATCCCTACCCCTATCGCGGTATCTAATATAGCTGTTAAAAGACGCTTGAGCCTCTTTCTTCCATTGTGCTGCATTTTTAGTTCTCTCCCTATATTCGGTTAGCTCTTTCCTGTTCTGCTTCTGACGCTCTTTTTTGGCCTTCTCTAAGCCATGTTTAGTAGCATGGTCATATGAACAAAAAAAACCCAAGGGTACAGTGACACCTTGGGCAGCAGGGAAATATTCTTTGCAGTGGCGACAACGCTTCTTACTGTTAGCCATCTATCATTGCCAAATATGCTTCATATTGTCTAGTAACATCATCATTAAACCTGACGTTACGCTCTGCGCCATAGGCAAACAACCAGTCAATAAACTCAGTACCTTCCTCTATCTTGAAGCGACTTGTCTTTGGCGGTACAGGCATCCAGCCACCTTCTGTCTTTCTGCTAGGTATGTATTGCAAACCTTGACTGAGTGGCCTTTGTTCCTGTTCTAGCTCAAAAGCAAACAGCAACACTAGGTATTCTTTTGCGCCATCAGCACTTAACTCAGTCCCATTAAATTTAGTCTGCTTTGCTATCTCAGCTATTTGAGCATGGAATAAACTATTCTGCGCGATAGACCTATTTACCCTTGTTAGGTCTACCTGTACAGCGCCATACTTTTCCACACCTTTCTTGATGAAAGAGACTAAGTTAGGCATCATTTGATCAATATTTATATCTGTTATTTTTGTACTATACCCAGACATCGCTAAATCCCCACAAAATTAAACCGAAAATAATCGCACTACCCCAAAAAGCAATAACTTCTTCTTCGCTGTCAAACATCATTCTCTCCTAGCTTAATAAACTCGCTGGGACTATAGCCCAGTATCTTAGCAAACTTTACAACTGATTCTGTAGACATATGCTGATTGGCTCTAATATGTGATATGCGTGTTCGACTCAATCCAGTTATCTGAGCTAGCTCTATATTGCTCATATCACGATTTACCATAGCCTTCTTTAGTGCCTTTCCTGCATTAAACATTTTTCTCACCCTTTAAGTGTGTTATCATTGGTTTATTCATGTCTCCTCCTTAGACTGATTTGAGCCAGCACTCCACTGGCTCTTTTTTTTACCTAATTAAAACGGCACATCTTCTAGGACGTTTACATTATCATTGGCTGGTACAGGCTTCTGCTTCTGCTCATCTTTCTCAGTAAAAGACAGTGACATAAACTTCTTGCCATTCTTGCTTTCTTTAATCCAAGCAGCTACCCATACATCTTTACCATTGATATTAGCATCGCCTCTGTAATCAGGATGGCGGTCAGTCTCCTTACGATCGTTCTTAAATAAAGCACCACTGTTTGTGTTGTCGTATTGCATTTTTACTTCTCCAATTATGCCTGACGGAACTCAGGCGTTTTCATAATATTTCTTTCTTCAGTTGTAAAGCAGCCACCCTTAGTAGGCGCTCTCCACAACGCTCTCTGTAGATCCTCACCTAGTTCACGCCATGCTTCATAGGCGCTACTATAGTCATCGTCCACAATACCCATCTTAATAGCGTCTATGCTATCCTGATGCTCTGCACATAATTCCTGATATGCTTTCAGCTCATCTTCAGCCTTTAACGCCTTATAGCGTTCCTCTGCTGCCTGATCTGGTAAATCTTCACCAGCATATATATACATACCTAGACCCATCATACTTATACATTTTGTTAAGCAGCGCATCTTGGCTGTATTTACCTGAAAGGCATCAGGGTTAGCAATAGCCTTGTTACGATAGTCCATAACTGGCAACCACATTTCACGCACAACGCTCTCCTCACCTTCACTTATAATAAGTGTGCAAGTAACCTCCATTGTGCCGTCTGATAATGTCCGATCATTAAACCCATATACGGATTCTGGAAAATACTCCATAAGGGTAGACCAAGCCCATGCCCATGACAGGTATGTCAGGTTGCCCTTCTTTTGTGTATTGTCATTTACGTTTATAGCTGACAGTGTTTGCCAGACTTTCTTATGTAAGCTCATAGCTCCTCCTCTTGGTTAAGAATGTATATAGTAATATATCTATTAACAAATGACAACTATAAATAACACTTGCGTTATATTTTTATTAATGTATTATAGTTTGTGTAACACAAAAACAGGAGAACAACATGACTAATTTATGCGCTGTAACAGCAAGCACTAACGCCTATTATAATGCATTGGCACAGGATGATGACTTTGACGAAAAGCTACGCGACTTTGTTCAGCAATACTATGTAGATGAGATTCTACAGGAAGGCAAAGTAGTAATTGATTCGATTCAAGGTAACGACTTTCATCTATACTTAGATGAGGTTATTGAAGATTACCTATCTAACTTTGAGCAAGACTGTAAGCAGTATGACTTAAACATGCTGGCTGCTGCTGTTACTTATGCCAAAGACAAAGATATGGCAATGCAGAATCTAAATGACTTTATGTCTGAGGCAGTTGAATGGTACTTCTTCGATAACGATTTGTACCTTGACTATAAAGACGAATATTTAGAATACTTGGAGGATTAGTTATGAAATTCAAAAATCATCACACAGTAAAAGGTCAAGTATCCTTGTATAAGAGTAAGGGTCAGTTTATGGTATATGGTGATTGTGGTGCGCTGCAATTCCATGTGCGTATCAACTGCCCAGTAGAGGCAGAAAATATTTATGCTTACTGGCAAAATAGAATATACGTTGCGCCAGTAATCCCTAAAGATCGTGTTAAAATGGCGGTATCGCCTAGTACAATGGTAAGTGAAATATGAATCTAGCCTTTAAGCCTGATCTAGCTAAGATCAATAAAATAAAAGACAATAACAGTTTTGTGCAAAAAGAGTTTAAGAAGGAAAAAAAGAAGTATCGTAAATGGAAAAACACAGACCTAAAGGCTATTGAAGATTTACGCTTAGTAGGCGAAACTTACAAAGACATTGCCAAGCACCTAGCAACAAGCACAGGCATGGTTGCTACGTTGATTGAGAAAAATGGCATAGCCAACAAGGTCAAAGAAAGGCGAAAAGGCATCATTGAGCAAATAACGAAAGGGCTAAAAAAAGATGAGTAAACTAGAAGATATGTTGTTAGTGCATGAAGGCAAAAAGCGTTTTGTTTATCGCTGCACCTCTAATGCACTGACAATAGGTGTAGGGCGTAATATAGACCCTAATAAGGGCGGTATAGGGCTTTCTGATGATGAGATACTCTATATGCTCAGAAACGATATAAAGCGCGTATACGGCGAATTAGACAGCAATTTGCCTTGGTTTAAAGACCTAGATGATGTTAGGCAAGACGTTTTGCAGGATATGTGCTTTAATATGGGTATAAGTCGCCTACTTAGCTTCAGGAAGATGCTTGCTGCTGTTGAGTTAGGTTTATATGATCGTGCGTCTGATGAGCTTCTAAATAGCAAATATGCAGAGCAAGTAAAAGGCAGGGCGTTAAAGCTGGCACGAATGATGAAAGAAGGAAAGTATTAACGTGTAACAAAAGGTTAACATTATGAGCAAATCTATATATGCAGTCGCATTGTCGGCTGTGCTTCTGTTTTCGACAAACGCTTTTGCAGAGATAAAGCCAGTTGTTTGTTTAAATCCAAACATAGCAACTGTTTATACAAACTTTTATGCAGAAGATGAAGGCTCATATCAAGTACCCAAAGAATCTGTTGCATACGTTGATGTTTTACTTCGCACTATCTATGGCAAAGAGTTTGTTAGTGGTGTTGTCACTAGAGGTGATAAGATACTTAGGGTAGAAGGCAATCAACGCTGGTACTTAGACCTAAAAGAATGGAACTGTATAAACCCTGACCTAGCAGAAAAAATGGACGCATAATGGATTGGTTTAAACTAGCCCAAATACTAAATGATCTTCGTGTAGTACCACGCATAATGCTGGTTACTTATACAGTAGTCTGGTATCAGACTATAAACTGGTTCATGCAATTACCCTCACCTAGCCTAGAGCAAGCTGGCCTTGTTTCTGTCGTTACTGGTGCTGGTGCTGCATGGTTTGGATTATATCTTGGAGGCAAGAAATGATAGAAGCAATCATGACTATATTAGGATCATCTACTGTAGGTGGTATAGTAGGTGGTGTATTAGGTATCTTCCAACGCAGGGAAGATAGAAAGTATCAAGATCTGCAAAACAAGTTCGAGCTAGAGCGTATCAAGCATCAGTCTGTTGCTGGTGTAGCAACGTCAGAAGCACGAGCATTTGAACATTCGCAAAAGCCTGATCCAAGTATAGGTGGTATTATAAAGAGTGCTGTACGGCCTATTTTAACCGCTATACTGTACTATCAAGTATATGTTCTTATCGTGTCAATAGAGCAACTTACTGGTGGCTTAGACTTTATAGATCAGGCTGAATTAATGGAACTTTATAAGATTATTATACTATCTATTTTAAGCCTTGCTTCACTGGCCACAAGCTGGTGGTTTGCTAGTCGCCCAAGTGGTCTACCTCAGATGGTATGGAAGGATAAAGATGGCAAGTAAGCAGGATAGCATTAACCCTAGCCACTACAAGAGTCATCCCAGTGGCGTAGAGTGTATTGAAATAACCCAGCATATGTCTTTTACGCTGGGCAATGCTATAAAGTATATCTGGCGAGCTGACCTAAAGCATCAAGATAATGGCATTGAGGATCTTGCCAAGGCTCGCTGGTACTTGGAATGTGAGATAAAGAAAAGATCTAAGGACTATCGTAAAAAGTAAAACATAAGGCCAACAACGCCTGTGAGTACACTGCCTTGTATTAGCTGTACAAACCAACTATTTCGCTTGGAAGATCCTTCTACCCTTGTGACTCGTATATCTATGCTTTCAACCTTTTCTGACTGACGATTCAAGCGTCTTTCTTGCGTATCTAGTCGATCAGAAACAGCAGCCTGCTTTTCTTCAATGCGAATGACAGAGCCAACAAGTTCGGTCAATTTATCCAACTTATCTTCAATTCTATCTAATCTGTGGTCTGCCATCTGCATTGTCCATACCAAGTGCTATTGTCCTTTTTACATTTTACCATTTATTGCAATTGATTAATACCGACTTTGTGACGCTGAACCTCACCATGCTCTTTATCAAATATGATAGCTGTCATACTACGCTTTGCCCCATATCCAGAGTGTGAGTGCCACTGGTCAGGTGGCGCAAGTGTATTGAAGCTCTCTGTTTGTAGCCCACCAATCTCTTTTGCATTGTTGTGGTGTATGTGACCCAGTAGAAGGTGTCTATGCTTAGTCCGACCCCACTCCTCTGACAATGTATTGGTGATAAATTGATAGGCACGATCTGGCTTCATTCTATCTCCATGATGTGCAACCAGAAGGTTTTTGCCATATTCGTAAACCATGAATTTATGTCGATTATCAAGAATAGTTACACGCGGCTCGTTTTCGTAAAAGACAGTCAGCATGGTGTTGATAATAAGAGCAGCGTCACGATCATGATTGCCTCGTACTTTCATAAGTACCACATGATGATGCTTCTCTAGCATATACTCAATAGCTGCACGATAGATGCGTACTGTTGCAGACACTATATCGCTCAAGTCGCCATCTACATCTAGGACGTTGCCAGACTGAGTAAGGTTAGTGGAGTCGTTGTTGTGCATGAAGTCACCGATATCAACCAGCGTTCCTACGTCTGTATTTCCACTGCAATCAACAAGCCACTTTATAGCTGATAACGTAGCCTTCTCTGCCATATCAAGATTCCAGTCACCTTGACCCATGTTATAACGATCACGAACCAGCATACCCACATGAGCATCACCAATAACATAAGCTGTTAAGGCATCTGTTGTGAGTGTTAGTTGGTCTTCTTTAGGTTCATATCTGGGAAGTGTTTGGCATAGATCATCTGCAACTTGTTTGAGGCACTCTGTTAGCTCCTCTTTTTTCAGGTCAGTCTTTACCCATTGCTGCTTTACTAGACCATTCGGCCCATATAGAGTTGATACACCTTTGACTAGGTGAGTCTCTGGTGCTGGATATGCCATATCATGCTCTGGCGACCATCCATGTTTAGCTGCGTTTTTCTTTGCCCTTTCTAATGCTCGCTGTAAGGCTCTTATTGATATTCCAAGACTTTCTGCTGCTTTACGCTGTGAGCTTGAGTAGATAAGAGTATCAATAATTTCTTTTTGACGATCTGTAGCCCACTGTTTCAGTGCCTCTAAATCCTGCATTCCTGCCTCCTAGTGTTTAGTACGTTCCTTTCCAAACCCTTAGCTTGTCAAATTCGCCTGACAGCATTTTTCGTTTAATAACTTCGCTGCGAGCTGGATCATCCCAGCTTATACCAGCTTCTTTTAGCCACTCATTAATAAGAGCAGCATCTACTGTGCCAACAAGACGCGATTCGCCAAACTCAGCGCATCCTGCTTCTCGTAGCATTTTTGCGTGTTCTAGGTTAGGAGTCCAATCCTGCTTTTTTATATGTATTAGCTGATCACCTTCCTGTACCCACTTCTCGCCTACTTTCATTCTTCAGCCTTTTTCTTTCGAGTACGCTTTGGTATGACCTTGATTCTATGTGAACCATACCCTTCATCTTGAGCATTGATAATATCGACAATCTTTTGATCGACCTCGACAATATCGCCCTTATAAGCCCAGTCATCTAACATGATGTTATCAGCCAGAACTTCTAACTTAACCTTTGCCATGTGACCTCCATAAATTAAAAAAGGGGCTTACCATAATTAGTAAACCCCTTTGATTATAACGCTTTAAACGCTAAATGGCTAATTAAGAGCAGTCAACTACTGCGCCTAGAGCCTTCTCGTTACGAACAACAAGAGTACCTTCACATACTACTTGACGCTTCTCGTTGTCACCGGTCTTAGCAAGTGCAACGTTCTTCATCTTGCGCAACTCAGCAAATGCCAACTTATCTTTCTCAATGATGAATACGTCACGAGAACGGTTTTCACGAGCAGGAACAAACTCAACAGAACCCCAAGGAGTCATGTAGATGTTCATTAGGTTAGCAACTTTACCATCAGCAGCACCAATGGTGGAACGCTGGTTGTTGTTACCAGTAAAGCCTAGAGCTAAGTTCATCTGAGAAGCAGACAAGATAACCATGTCAGGCTTACCGCCTTCTGCCCAGATCTCTTGCATAGTGGTGTCAAAGTCAGCTTGAGTAAAAGCAGTTTTAGCACCATCTGTACGAGCGTTAGAACCATTACCAGTAGGGTTTGCACCACCAGTACCAACGTTGTTTACGTTAGTAGTGATCCAAGCGCCTAGACCAGCCATGCGACGAGCAGCAGTAGAACTACCAGCTACTTTAGCTTGGTTGTCCATCAAAGCCTTCTCAATGTCTAGCTTCTGTTCAGCACCTACTTTAACGATCTGGTAAGACATTTCTTTACCACGACCAGCATTATCAAGAGCCACAGAAGTGTCAGGAGTCACAACAGCATTCTTAAAGATCTGCGTGTAGTTACCTAGACGACTAGTAGCAGCACGAGACTCAGCAGCAGTGTCATCGCCTTCAATGTGAGCGTTAGTAGTAGAACTACGTAATGTGTCAGTTTGCCACTCATGCAAAGTGTTAGACGCGCTAACTTTTGCAATGGAGGATAGTAAAGGAGTTTCTTCAGGAGAAACGTTAAAAATTACATCAGACAGATCTTCACGAATGCCATTAGCATCATAGCTGTCAAAAGTGTTAGTTGGTTGTGTCATTTTAAATTACCTCAATAATCATGTTTAAACTTAACTATACTTAACCTTGGAATAGCAATGCGGCTGCATCAGCCACGCTACCCGACTTCTTCAGTTTAGACATTTGAGATTGCTTCTTCTTTGCAGCAGTATTGACAGGTTTTTTAGCACCCGACTTCATGAGTGGCTTGGCCTTCTTGACCTTAGTCTGAACCTTATCAGAACTAGCCATCATTTGATCGTACAACATAGCTTTATGCAGGGCAACCATAGCACGACTGTCAGTAACAGCGCCTATTTCTTCTGGGGTATAACCCAGCTTCGTACCTTGCTTAATTAAAGACTCTTTCAGCTTAGGTGCTTTCTCAGCGTCCCCAAATTCTGGAATAGCCTTAACTAGTACACTCATCTGCTCTTGCAAGTAGCCCTGTTGAGCTTGTTGCTGTGCAGCTTGCATACTATGCTGTTGTTGCGCGATCTCTCTACGCTGTGTCTGGAACGCAATCAAATCCTCATCATACTTCGCTTTGGCTTCCATGTATCCTAGCGGATCATCTTGTGCCATTTGAGCAGATGGTGGGTTAGGTTGCGCCATAACACCATTTTGCTGCAAGTTTTGCATTAGCGCCTGAAGATTTTGCTGTTGCTCACCCAAATGGGCATATGCTTGTTCAGCTTGCTTCTTCGCTTCTGCGGCTTCTCTCATGCCTTTTTGAATATAAGCCTGTCCTGAATAGTCTCGCTTTAGATCATCAAGGGTTACTTCTACTTGTTCGCCATCTACTTTAACGACGAATGTATCAGGCCCACTTTGATCGGCTTCCTGTTCATCCTCTGCTTCATATTCTTGTTCATCTAGTTCAGCGTCTGCTTCACCTTCAGAAACTTCTTCGCCTTCATCGTAGCCTTGCTCGACTTCGGACGATTCTGCCTCGGTTTCATCCAACTGCGCTTCTGTCTCATTCGACTCCTGCTCAGTTACTACTTCTTCGGCTGGCTCACTAGGGGCCAATAACGCCTCTACTGCTTGATCTACTGTAGTCGCTTCCATAGCGGTACTACCTCTCAGTTATTTGCGTTTATCTTTGCGCTCCTCATCAACAATAGCGTTTTTGAGGATACGCTCGAACTTATCAAGCAAGCGCACAGTCCTGTAGGATTCTTCTCTAGCATCAGAATCATCTAATGTAGAGCCTAAAAAGACTTTGACCTGCTCTTGTCTGATTTTATCACAAACTTTGATAAAAGTTTCATTTTTTAACAAAAACTCTGATTCAGACTTTGATATTTTCATTATTGAATATTTCCATTAACGTCTCTTGGAGCTGATTGTATCGCTCTTACACGCTCAACGTCTACTGCTGTACCATATTCACCTAGTATTTTTGCAGCTTGTATCAATAAATCTTGTGCCATTTCATCACGCTTGCGGTCATCGGCTGCTTGTAGCTCTGCATAATCTCTCTGCAACTTACCTAGCTCTTGACCTTGCTTACTGCGTAGTTCTTCAGCCTTCACTTGCATATCAGCTTGTAGCTTAATCTGATCGCCTTGCAACTTAGCTTGTGCTTTCATCTGGTCAGACTGGATGCGAGCCTGTGCCTTGATCTGCTCCGCCTGAATCATAGCCTGTGCCATCTGGTCTTGCTGTGGCTGTTGCTGCTGCTGTTCAGCTAGTGCTTGCTGCTGCTGCATTAGAGCCTGTTCAGTTTGCTCATTCATAGGTCTGTAATAGCGATCTGTATTACGGATTCCTGAGATAGCCAGCATATCAGCCAACGTGTTACGCATCTGGGTTAAGCTAACAAAGCCATTGTTAGGACCATAGCCTTGATATATTTCACGCTGTGTCTGGAAGGTCTGCATTAGTGCAGCAATCTTAGTATCTTCCTGTCCTGTGCCTAAACCTACATTGACCTCCACATCCATGTCAGCGTCCCATACATCAGGTGTAACAGGTACAAACTGACCATTTAAGCGCATCAATGTTTCTTCTGGGCTATTGGTCTTTAAGATATGTAAAACCAGCTTAAACAGACGCTTAAAGCCTGTTTCTGCAAGATTGCGAGCCATAACCTCTACCTGACCAGCTCCTTGCTGTGCAGTTAGCTGTGCGGCTGTAGCGGTAGTGTTCTGTAAAGCATCAGGATCTAAGCCCATAGACGCTTTTGTGATGCCAGTCTTTTCTTCAACCAAGTTATCTAAATACTGTAACGCTGTTAGTGTTTGGCCTGCCACAAAAGGTGTTATTTCATCACGGATCTGGCTAATATCGTCAGCACGAATAATGCTGCCAATCTCGTTATTAAGTAAATCTTCCATCTCGACAAACTCATCATTAACAACCTTACGAGGATTATTAACAAGAGCTACGTTATCAAGAATGCCACGCAATACGCTGGTAGCTGTGTCCTGATCGTTCATAATTAACTCAGCTAGTGAGCGACCAAAGAATGCGTGCGGCTCTGGGTCTACTTGGAATACTGCAAATGGTGCAAGATCCCAAGGCTCAAAATCTAGTATCTCATGGTTAGTGCCTACGCATACAAACTTGTGCATAACAGGTACGCCAGTTCCATCAACGTCTATACGCATATATGCCTCTGTAACAACAATAGGCATCATAGAAGGGTCATTGGTCTGGTCATCACCATCTAGGTATTCGCCATGACGTAGATACTTTTCTTCGTCATCAACATTACCATCTGTGCCGGCATGACGCATCAGAATATCATAATCGTATCCCATTGCTACCATGTCACCTACTACCTTCTCGGTAGTGTGACCACAAACAAGGAAGTCATCAAGAGACTTAGCAGAACTGTTTACAAAGAACTCCTCTGGTGGGACGTTCTCAATGCACATATCGCCTTCTTCGCGCTTATGGGCAACCTTCATGCTGTGACGATTCTGCTCAACATCAAGACCAAACTCATCAACCTCTATCACAATCTCTTGCGAGTGTTCGATAATATCTACATT